CTATTACGTCTCAGACAAAAAGAGTTTTTAGAATCAAAGAAGTTAAGAGACCTTGAGAAAGAAGCATCAGATTCTGCTAAAAATAATCTAGACAAGGTTAAGAATATTGTAGAGGCACAAAAGCAAAGGCTAGCAGCACAAGGTAAAACGCACGACGTAGAAAAAGCTATGATGGCTATTCTAAAAAGTAGGGGTAATGTCGAATCAATATCTTTATATACCGCAGAGAAGCAACTTGAAATTGCTAAGCAACAAACTCAAGAAGGTGAAAAAGAGTTAGCATTAGAAAAACAGCTTAATAAACAAATTGGTTTAACAGGAGGTTTATTTAAATTATTCTCAGATAAACTAGGAGTAGGAAACGAGTACTATGCTCAAATGGTTGCTAAAGCAAGACAACTTGAAGCTGAAGGAAAGAAGATGACATTCTTTGATAAATTACGAATGTTAGGTAAAGCTGGTGCAGGTGGTTTAAAAGAAGCATTCTCTGATCCACTAACTGCGCTTCCTCTAATTGGTACGGCTTTAGGAGGTATTGTCAAAGGCTTCATGAGCTTAGTAGAACTAGGCTTACAAGCTCAAGATAGAACAGTTAAATTTGGTCGTGCAGTTGGATTATCTAAACAAGAAGCTCAAGAAGTAGTTAATAGATTCCAGCAAATATCTTTAAATTCTAATAGTGCGTTAGTTACTATAGAAAGACTTGTTGAATCACAAAAAGAATTATCAGACGAGTTAGGTGTTAACAACATGCTATCTGATCAAATTCTTGAAACAAACGTAAAGTTAAAAGAACTAGCAGGTCTAGACGCACAAACAAGAGCAGAGATTGCTAAGTCGAGTGTTATAACTGGCCAGTCTAGTGAAAGTATATCTAAATCTGTTTTAGCACAAGTAGTAGGTTTAAAACAAGCAACAGGAATTAGCTTCAATTATCAGAAGGTACTTAAAGAAGCATCTAATCTAGGTGGTTACTTAGGTTTGTCTTTTGCAAAATACCCAGCCCAATTAACTAAGTCATTAGTTACTGTTAAAGCTATGGGTATGGAGTTAAAACAACTTGACTCACTAGCAGATTCTTTTTTAGACTTTGAATCATCTATATCAAAAGAGTTTGAAGCTCAGCTACTAACTGGTAAAGATATTAATCTAACTAAGGCTCGTGAAGCTTTTTTGAATAACGATCTAGCTACAGCTGCTTCAGAAATAACTAATCAAGTTGGTTCTGCTAACGACTTTTTAAAATTAAACCGTATACAAGCTGAGTCTTTAGCTTCTGCATTTGGTATGAGTCGTGATCAAATGGGTGAGATGCTAAAACAGCAAGAGATGCTTGCTAAACTAGGAGCAAAACAAGGTGATAGCGCTAGAGAACAACTTCGTTTAGGTTTAGAGAGGTATAAAACACAGAAAGAACTTTCTAAAGCTATTGGAGAAGAAGCGTATCAATCATTAGTTAATGCATCTGCTCAAGAGAAGATTGCAGGCTTCATGGATAAAATCAAAGAAGCTATTGCAAACTTCGTAGCTAACTCTCCATTAATTCCATTAGTTGAAAGAGCAATTGATTGGTTAAGTAGTCCATCTAATATTAAAAAAATTGTTTCTTATGTTCAAGATGCATTTGCTGTAATATTTGACATATTTGGATCAATTGCTTCTGGAGTTATGAAGGTGTTAGACTTCTTACCAGGAATTGATATAGATGATAGCTTGATAGAAATGGTAGGTAGAGGCGGTGATACTATCAGAGCTATGAACTTAGCCGGGTCTGTTCCAGATACTATTTCAGGCGCATCTGCTAAAAAAGAAGTAGGTGGAGGTGCAAGTTCACAAGCAGATAATATGAGTATGGCAAGACCTGGTGGAGAGCCTAAAGTATATGTAATGGTAAGTGTTGATCCTATAACAGGTAAATCTGTAGAAAAAGTTGTGTCTGAAGAATATTTTGAAAAACATTTTGGCCAACTAGGAAAATAATAATTTAGATGCCTCTAATAGACCTACAAAGTAACTTAAAGAACCTTAGGTTCGGTAATGATCAACCAGGATATGGTTCATCAGGGCTTCCTTATATTCAGACTATAATGCCTGATACACCGAATGCTACTGGTAATGTTCAGCCTATTTATAGAGCAGGTTCTACTGGAGGCCTTGACTATCCAATCAGAGGAGGTCAATTAGAGTTCAATCTAGGAACACAGTCTTTTACTGTATCTAGTAAGATCGATAAGAGTAGAATCAGGAAATTCTTTGAAGATAAAAAAAGAGGCACTGCATTTATACAAAAGCAGGTAGGTCTACAACTATCTAACCCTAAGATTGAAACAGGAAACACTTTATTTGGTATACCACAAGGAATTCCTATCCCAGGTTTGATCGAAAATACTAGAGTGTATAACTTGGGTGAAAATACATTAGCACAAGTAGGTGTATCTGGAACAGGTTTACACGCTATTAGGCATGGCCTGGTACCATTTAATTACTTCCAGAAGCAATACTATGATATTGTTAACAAGCAAAATGTAACTGACCAGAAAGCGTCTAATAGGCTTTATAACTTGATGCTTCTTAAGATGACTACAGGAGATCCTTTTGTAAACCCTGTAAACGTTCCAGACATCAATCTAGTAAACACACTAGGTATATCACTAAACAGAAATATGATCTTCCAGTATTTAGGAGGGCCTAGTTCTGTTTATGGTATTGGTACTACAACTATAGCTCGTGTTGTTGATACGACTAAGCTTCGTTCTGCTTTTGCGATGAACTATGATCAACTACTTAGTCAAAAGTCTAACTTTAACAATCCGGCCCCAGAGTTACAAGACTTTAGACAGAAGATTAATGAAGCAGCAGGAGGTATTATATTCTCTAACACATGGACTAAACAACAAAATGTAGACTATAGATTCTTTGTCAACAAAAAAGACAGAATGAACTTGTTGTTTCCTTTCTTGTTTAGAAATGATCAAGCACCTTGGGAAGTTACAGATACTAAAGAAGATACTCAAGATCTGATTAAGTTTGTTTTTGAAGCAATATCAAACGATTCACCAACTTATTCAACCGCAATATTCTTTAGAGCATTTTTAACTGCAGGTATCAATGACACTAATAGTGCTCAATTAAATGCCTTTAAATATATTGGTCGAGGTGAAAACTTTTACACTTATCAAGGATTCGATAGAACGATAGGATTCTCTTTTAGAGTAGCCGCTCAATCACGTGAAGAACTTAGACCTCTATATAATAAGCTAAACATGTTGATGAGCCAAGTTTACCCAGACTATAGTCCTAAACAAGGTATAATGAGAGCTCCTGTAATTCGTGTTACTATCGGTGATTACCTATATCGTGTACCAGGCTTTTTAGAATCTGTTAATTTTACTGTAGACAACAATACGCCTTGGGAGATTAACTTAGAGAATGATCAATCTGGAAACATTGCACAGCTACCACAAGTAGTAGATGTATCTATTTCATTTAAACCTATTCTTGATGTGCTTCCTAAGAGAAGTAGTATAAGTAGTGTCAATTCTGAAAATTATGTATCTTCAACAAAAGAAGTTATAGAAACAGAAACTATAACTTCAAACGTAGCAGCTTTGATAGCTAATGTTCCAAAAAGTTCTCCTGATGATCCTACAACATTTATCAAACCATCTTTTGTTGAACAAAATGTAACAAGTAGAAATGCTACCGCTGCTGATATAGCTAGAGCTGTACAAAGTCCTGCGCCTCCTAGTCCTATAACAAGAATTCCTTCAACGCCTAATAATATTAGAACGACTTAATGAACTACAGATATCAAAATATAGATGTAATAAAGTATCAAGCGACAGGTAGTGAGTACTATGTGAATAATATTTACCCTGAAATACCTCCTACTAATGAAGACAATTATGTCATTACTGTATTAGGAGATCGTCTAGATCTGTTAGCGTTTGATTTTTATGGAGATTCAACTTTTTGGTGGGTTATTGCATCAGCAAATTCACTACCAGGAGATTCACTAGTAGTTGAGCCAGGAACACAACTACGCATCCCAGTTGACTTAGCATCAGCAATTAATAATTACAAAATAGTAAATGCAACTAGATAGTTATGGCAGGTCTAGATACTACTAAAATATCTAACATTTTAGGGACGAAGCTCCCTCAATGGTTAATAGCTCAATTAACTACTAGGTCTCAACAAGGATCTAAAGATAATAGAGATAACGACAACATTTTATACCTTGCAAATAAAAGTGCTTGGGTAAGACTTGTGTCTTCTATTGATATTATAAACGATGCTGATATTAACTATTTTAAAAAAGTTGTAGGAGATAGCATAAAGAACCCATCTGACTTAGCCAAAGAGTTTGTTTTATTTGGAGGCACATCAAAGTATTTAGGAAATAATTCTTATGGTCAAAGATCTGGACTTGGTAAAGATGGTGCATATGGTATACTAGGAGATGATGAAATTCAAAGATATGGTTACAGACCAATGCCAGGTATTACTAGTGTAAACATTGAAACACAAGGTAGACTTGGTTCACTTAGAGCAGCTACAATTAACTTTAAATGTTGGGACAAGTCTCAACTAGACATTATAGATGCACTATATTTTAAGCTTGGTTTTACCATGTTCTTAGAATGGGGGAGCACCTTTTTCTACCCGTCAAATAGTGACAGAGTACAATCTACAGAACTGTATTCAATAGATCCATTTAAACAGAATCTTACCAAAGAAGAGATAGCTATACAGATAAGTACAAACATTAGAGAGTCAGAAGGCAACTATGATGCGCTTCTTGGAATGGTTACTAACTTTAATTTTACTTACAATCAAGATGGTGGTTATGATTGTACAATAAAGTTAATGGGCTTAGGAGTATTAGGAGATTCTATTAAGATCAATAACCCAAAAGATCTTCCTAATATATTAGCAGAAGAGATTAGACGCTATAATAACACTCTTTTACAGATTGCTACCGCTGAAGAAAGAGCAGCAAAAGATGCTGCAGATAAATTAGCAGAAGAAGAGAGATTAAAAAAAGAGGCTTCACAAGTATCTATACTCAGATACTTAAATAAGAAAAAAAATCAAAAAGACAAAGAGCCTGATGCAGCAGATCAATTAAAACTTGCGCAATCTATTGGGATTGGTAATTCTGAGGCAACTAGTGCTACTAGTTTTGATTATCTTTATGAAATAGGTGATAGAGGAATGTCACTTATAATTCCTAGACTTGGTGCTTTAGTGCCTACAAATAACGTAAAAAAATTAGTAACATCTGCTGATATAAACACTAATAAGTTTTTTGAGAAGTTAAGTTTATTTTTAAATTTACCAGAAAATAAAACTGAAGTAAATAACTCATCAAGGTCTTCTGTTCCATTTGGAACTCAGCAGTTAATTTCTACGTATTTAAATAATGCCACTATTGAAGATTCTATGTATGCAACATCTGTGTCAAAATTTCCTTCTGAAACAGGTAGAAGCAATATAAAAAGATATCCATTAGTTTTTTCTTATAAAGGCGCTAGAGGATCTTCTTATCCTACAAGCATATTTTTAGAATTTGATACAACAAATAAAAAATTTGATGGAGATAATGTTGATACTAAACAGGTTTATATTGAAGCAATAAAAAAGTTAAGAGAGCAACCAAACACATCTTTTAACATAGATTCTTTAACCATAGTCCCAGTAACTTCTAATCAACCACAATTTAGAGGACAAAATTTTCCTGATGCTAATTCTTTAACTGACACAGATAGAAAAATATCAAAGTTTCCAATTTTAACTTTAAGCATAAACTTAACAATACAAGTTGATGATCAAGTAAAAGTAACAACAGCTGATATAGAAAGGAGTACAACCTCTCCACAAATAGGAAAAGTACCAGTCAGTGTAAAAGTGACATTAAATATAACAGATACTGCTTTAATAAATGATATTGTTAGAGGGCCTGAATCTCCTGATTTTAAAAGAGTTCAATCCGGCATAGCCGCCCAGAATCAACAACAAACTACTACTGAAGAACAAACAAACGGAGGTCAAGACAATTCTATAACTCAGATAAAACAAGCATTAGAATCTCAATCTGGTTTAGAGTTAACACTTAGAACAATTCAAGTTCATGCTCTTAATAGAGCTATAAATAAAACAACAAAACCAGATTTAGAAATTGGAAGAATAGTTTATACACTAAAGATATATGATAAAGAAGATAAAACTCAAGGAGGAATTGCTTTCTATAAACAAATATTTTCTAATGGTATATTTTCTAATATTATTGAAAAACTTATAGATGACAGCATTGTAGATCAAGACCCTAAAAACCCACAAGAAAGATTCAATATACAATCTAAATATGGGTTTGCAACTGAGTTGATGGCAGGTAGAGCCAACTTTGAAAACTTATCTGGTAAGAAAGTTAATTTTAAAGAACTATTAAATGCGTATGTTGTTCCTTATCAAATAAACCAGGAGATCATAAAAGGAACATCTACAAATCACCCAGTATATATTCCTTTAGGACTTTTGCTAATGATCTTGAATCATAATTGTACTATTTATGATACTAAAGATTCGACTGCTCAAACTCCTTTAGTATACATAGATTTTAATCCTAACTTAAACTTCTTTTTAAGTAACGCAAAACAACTTAGTACAAATCCATGGGTTACGTTAATTCCTTTTGAAGGAGGGTTTAAAGATTATCAAGCACTATTTTCAGATAATTTATTGACTAAAGAAAAGACTGCTATAGCACCTTTATCAGGAAGTAATGAAAATACTCCTTTATTTAAAATACGACCTGATGATCTTCTATCTCCACAAATACCTAAGATAAAGTTTGACGAAAATAACAACAATATTTACAGAGGTAAATTGATGAACATTCTTTTAAACATTGACTATCTAGTTAAGTTAGTTAGAGACTATAGTTTAAAAGATGGTACAAACAACATATATTTGAAGCCATTCTTAGAGCAAGTTATATCTGACGTTAACAAATACTTAGGTAACTTTAATGCACTTAGACTTGCTTATAACGATGGAGGAAATACGTTCCAGATAGTAGACGATCAAGTGATGCCTCCTTTACAAGGAGAGACGATTTTATCTCCTAACCCTCCTCCTGACAACGTAGATTTAATTCCTTTAGTAGGCAAATCTAGTATAGCAAAAAGCTTAGAAATCAAGACTGAGATTAGTAGTAAGTTAAGTAACATGATTGCAATATCAGCAAATGCAGATGTTGCTAATAAAGCAACTCTATCTACTAATGGTGATAACTTTGGATTCATTAATACTAGTTATAAAGATAGGTACATACCAATCAAAGGAGATGTAACAGGTAGTTCAAAAACAGATCTAGACGCTGTAAAAGCATCTGCTATACAATTTAATCAAACTATATCTGACTTTTATAGTAAGATAAACCCATCTGAAGCAAACGTATCACATGCTACGAATTACTACATCGAAAAGATGAGTAAGATAAAAAATGATGACTATGCTACTAGAGCTTCAACAATGATACCTGTGTCTGTTAATTTTACAACAGACGGCATATCAGGTTTTACTATGGGACAAGCTTTTACTATACCTCAAGAATTACTTCCATACACTTATAATAATCGTAATCTTCAAGGAGTAAGAGGTTTAGGAGCAGATCACATAAATAAAGTAGGATTTGTTGTAGTAGGTTTAAGCAATACCATAGAGAACAATCAGTGGAATACTACTGTTAAAGCTAACATGATATTCTTGAAAAAGACAACTGACTTCTCAGGAAGTGTTGAGCAATTAGCTGTTAGCAATAGACAATTTGGAGAAAATTCTACTAATATTCCTTCAAATACTGTAGGACAAACTTCAACAGCAAATATTAATATAAATCAAAGTTGGGAACAAATTGCTTTTGATTTTATATCTAAAAAAGAAGGGTTCTTAGAAAGACCAAAAAATGATGAAGGCACTTTAAGAGCGGGTTATGGAACTGATAAAATTGTATTAGCTAATGGAACTATAAGATCTGTAGGATCAGATACCGTGTTTACTAGAGAAGATGGTAAAAGAACTTTAATATACCAGATAAAAACAGATTATTCACAAAGAGTAATATCTCAAATAGAAAAGAAAAGATGGGACAGCTTAAATGATAGACAAAAAGCATCTCTAGTTAGTTTTGTTTATAATGCCGGAAGTTTAACTTCAGTAGTAGTAACTGCTATAAAATCAAATACAGGATCCACATCGGTTGCTAATGCAATTGCACAAGGGCCTACTAGAGGTAGGGTAAGTGGATATTTAACAGCTTTAGAACAAAGAAGAAAAGAAGAAGCCTCACTATATTTATCTTAGAATTATGTTAAGATATTATCCATCATTTGCAATAATTCCGAACCTGAATACAGCAGGAGGCCAGTTTAGTCTAAACGGTATTCCTTATTCTGGTAAGTATTATGAAACATACGATGGTAGAGCTTTTACTGGGCCTAACCCTGAACAAGGACCTAATCAAGAGTTAAAAAGAATACAAGACTATTTGTCTGCTCCAGGAATAAATGGAGTTAATTTACCTCAGTCTTTAAAAAATAAAATTGCTTCTCAAACTGGCTTAACTCCGTCTACTTTACAAAACCCAAGAATACCAGGTCAGCCTAATACATACTATCCTCAACCTACTGAGCAAGATTATAAGAAAGGGTATGTTATTCGCTACTTCACTAAAAAAGAAAATGAACGTGGCTTTATAACAGAGATTAGTCAAGATGAGTACAACTCAATTGTAAATGGTACAGCAGACTACGATATATCAATTTATCAAACTGCAACTATACTTTGGAAGTTAACTGGGCCATTGAGAAGTAAAAGAGAATCACAGTACAATGTTATACCAGGAATCTTTGAAACAAACCAGAGGCTTACAGAAAAAGCGAATCTAACTTTTTTAGGCATCGTTGATTATATTGGTGGAGAATACACTAAGTACAGTAGACCTACTTAATAGATCGTTTTTTTATTGTCGTCACAATAGTTTATAATTGTGACTAATAACAGGTTATGTATTTTATCATCGAAAATAAAGATCAGCTAGACCGTCTAGAATTGACTGATGAAGCGTTTATCAACATTGTCACTTCTAACGATTACTACCACCCTAAACTAGCTAGGCCAAGTCTTATCTATTATCATAATGGTAAGAAAGGCTATATGTTTGTGATCAACCACTCAGAAGGTTTTTCACTAGACATTAAACTAGTAGAGTCGTTTCTTCAAAAGCACGACAAGATCTACTTACTAGACAAAAAGCTACACTCTTATTTTCTAGACCTACCTAAATCAATCGATGTTCAATTTATCTGTTTAGATAAAAACAACGAGTATAGTTCTTTCGAATGTAACACGCCAGTCCATAGAGACTTCTACATAAAACAGACAGTTTTACCAACGATCAATGAGATCATACCAATCACTAAACACTATCAAAAGTGTGAGTGTTTGTACAAATTGGTCAAAGACTATTTTGATCTTGAGATGGACATTGAACTCCAAGATAAATTAGTTGAAGCGTATAAGAAAGTAGAAGAGTCTGGAATTAAAGTTGACCTAAGCTGTTTTGGAAAAAAGTTCCAATTCCAACACCCAGAGTTTAGTCTATCAGGAGACATTGTTTATTCATACTACAACCTGTATAATTTAACAGCAAGGCCTACTAACTCATTCAATGGTATTAACTTTCTAGCTATACCAAAGGACCAGGACTTTAGACAGTGCTTTGTACCAAAGAACGACTTTCTGGTAGAGTTTGACTTTGACGCCTACCATTTGAGGCTAATATCTAGGTTGATTGGGTTTGAACCTCCAAAAGAGTCTATGCACACCTATTTAGGACGCGCATATTTCAACCTGGACGAGCTGACTGACGAGCAGTATAAAGAATCAAAGACCATCACGTTTAGGCAGCTGTATGGAGGGATTGAAGCCCAATACAAACATATTGACTTCTTTAAACACCTTGATGAGTTTATTAACCAAGAATGGAAGAAGTACAATGCCCATAAAGCAGCAGTACTCCCAACTGGAAGGATCTTGAAGAAACTACCTGGTATGAACAAGCTAAAACTGTTTAACTACATTGTCCAGAATTTAGAGACCAAGGAGAACATAGATAAGATCTTAGAACTAAACAAACTTCTAAGTAAGAAGAAGACAAAGCTGATCTTGATCACCTACGATTCTTTCTTATTTGACTTTTCGGCCCAAGACGGCAAGACATTATTGAAAAAGATAAAAGAGATATTAGAAAACAACGGCATGATCGTTAAACACAAATATGGCACCAACTACGCTTTCTAACAAGTATTACAATATTTATTAACAGTAACCAGTTATGATAGAAAATAAAATAGTCGAACTTACCCAGGAATCACTTATGAATAAGTTGTTTTGTACTTTCACCTCTAAAGATGGTCTAGATGACACTCTAAGAGAAATTAACAGAGAGTACACCATTCTATATAAAAAGATCTTCGTTTTGGCTTCTCCAGAATCAGAAGAGTTTATGTGTACATATAACATTGAACCTCAAGGTAGCCATACCAAGATACTTCCAAACACAATCCTACTTCATAGAAAAAAAGAGTCAAACACTCTTTATACTATCAACGCTCTGAACACTTTGATCAAAAAGTTGAATCAGGGTGTACTTGATACATCTTTTATGATCAATTGGAACGACTACAAGAACTCTATCCTTCTCACTCAAGGTGAAGACCTCAAGAGGCTTAACACCACTATCCATAAGATAGTTGCCGTTTAATTCCACCCAGATATTTATTACTGTAAAACTACTTTTTAAAGATGAAAAGTCTACTCAACGAAGTAAAAAGGATGCAAGAGTTAGCTGGGATAGCTACAGAAATAGCTGGAATAAGCACAGGCAAAATGGGGTCCTACTATTTTATTAAGCAAATACCGGGATCAAGTAATACAAAACCGAAGTGGATAGTGAGCAAAAATCCTATGTTTAGATTACAAAATCAAAAAGTACCAAAAGAGCACATTTTTGGAACTACAGAGCAAGATGCTGAAAGAGCTCAAAAAAAAGCCGACGAACTAAATAAACAAATTAGGGCAAAAAAGACTAAATAAAATAAGTAAAGCCGGCTAAACGCCGGTTTTTTTATCTTACTTATAAGAACGATTTTTTCTATTCTTTCTTTTTTCTTACGTTTACCAAAACAAGTTATATATGGACATTTCAGTCATTAAATCAAGATTGTCGGCTCTACAGAATCCACGTGGAGGACAAAAGAAGGACCTCACATTAACTATTTGGAGGCCTAGCGTGGGTAAACACTCGGTACGTATTGTACCTTCTGTTTATAATAAGCAAAACCCTTTCAAAGAAGTTTACATGCATTATGGAATTAACAATCGTTCTATGATGGCATTGACTAACTTTGGTGAAAAGGATCCTATCGTTGAATTTGCTCAAGGACTTCGTAAGTCGTCTGAAAAAGACAACTGGCAATTAGCTAAGAAGCTTGAACCAAAAATGCGTGTATTCGCTCCTGTAATTGTACGTGGAGAAGAAGACAAAGGAGTTCGTCTTTGGGAGTTTGGTAAGCAAGTCTACATGGACTTACTTTCTATTGCTGAAGATGAGGATGTAGGAGACTACACTGATCCTATTACTGGCCGTGATATTACAGTTGAAACTGCTGGTAAAGAAACAACAGGTTTGATGTACAACACATCGACTATTCGTGTTAGAACTAAGTCAACACCTCTATCAGAGGACGCTGACAAAGTAAAACTATGGTTAGAGAATCAACCAGATCCTTTGACACAGTTTAAGAGGTATAGCTATGATGATATGAAAGAAGCACTTCTTAAGCACCTGAACCCAGAAGAAGATCTGAAAGAAGAAGCTGATGAAGTTACTCCTAAGCAACCTCAATCTGGACAGTACACTTTGAGTACAACTAAGCCAAGTGTAGACTCGGCGATTGATGATCTGTTCGATATTTAATAACGAAGCCCTGGCGATTAAGCCAGGGTTTTTTAACACAATAGTTTTGTATGGCAAAAGCAAAAGAATCGCTTACTAGCACTATATCTAGTGCAATCAAAGGCACAGCAGACCTTGAGAAGTTTAAGAAGGGCAAGAACTTATCTGCTGGTGTAGTTTTCAAAGAACAGTCTTGGATCCCTCTTTCACAAGCATTTCAAGACACACTACAAATCCCAGGAGTTCCTGTTGGTCACATTACGTTATTAAGAGGACACTCTGATACTGGTAAAACAACTGCACTACTTGAAGCTGCAGTTAGTGCACAAAAGTTAGGTATACTACCTGTCTTCATTATTACCGAGATGAAGTGGGATTGGAATCACGCTCGTGAGATGGGCTTTCAATTTGAAGAGGTAGCAGATCCAGCAACAGGTGAAGTTGTAGATTATAAAGGCTTCTTTTTATACATTGACCGTGAAAGGTTAGAGTGTATTGAAGACGTTGCAGGCTTTATTGCTGATATTCTAGATGAACAAAAGAGAGGAACACTTCCTTACAACATTTGTTTCTTCTGGGATTCTGTTGGTTCTATTCCTTGTAGAATGTCAATTGAGAAGAGCACAAACAATAATGAGTGGAATGCAGGAGCAATGTCTCAACAGTTTGGTAACTTTATCAACCAGCGTATTGTACTGTCTCGTAAAGCATCACAGCCTTATACTAACACATTAGTTGCAGTAAATAAAGTATGGGTAGCTAAGCCTGATTCACCAATGGGTCAACCTACACTCAATAACAAAGGTGGTAACACAATGTACTTCGATTCGTCTTTGGTTATCACGTTTGGTAATATCGCTAGAGCAGGTACAAACAAAATCAAAGCTACCAAGAATGGTAAAGAGGTTGAGTTTGCTAAGAGAACCAGAATTAGCTGTGACAAGAATCACGTAACTGGTGTAACTGCTGTTAACAAAGTCATTATGACTGTGCACGGGTTTATCAAAGATGATAAGAAAGAGCTCGATGAGTACAAGAAGAAGTACTCTGATCAATGGACTAAGGTCCTTGGATCTGCTACATTTGATGTAGTTGAAGAAGAAACTAGCTTATCACCTGATATATTTGACACAGAAGATTAATGAATAAAGAATTCCAAAAAATATTCGACTCTTTAAAAGAGGAGAAAGACCTAGACTCAGTAGACAGCCGAGTGCTTTTGATAGACGGCCTAAACACCTTCTTAAGAGCATTCGCTGCTATTGGTTGGGTCAATAAAGACCTATCACATATTGGTGGACTAACTGGCTTTTTGAGATCGTTAGGATACGTAATTAAGTTAGTAAGACCTACTAGAGTGATCGTAGTGTTTGATGGGCAAGGCTCATCTACAAACAAAAGGTACATTTACCCAGACTATAAAGCTAATCGTGGTTTAACTAGGGTTACTAATTGGGACTCATTTGAATCACAGCAAGAAGAGTCTGATGCTATAACAGAACAGTTAGTCAGATTAATATTCTATCTAAAGACGCTTCCTATTGATCTTATTTCAATCGACAAGATAGAAGCTGATGATGTGATTGGTTATATTAGTCAAAGGCTTACTGGTGAAGTTACGATTATGTCGAGTGATCGCGACTACTTACAATTAGTATCAGACAAAGTCACTGTGTATTCACCTACCAAGAAAAAGTTCTATGATCACGATCTAGTACTAACTGAGTTTGGAGTATCACCAAACAACTTCTTAACACAGAAGATACTACTAGGTGATTCTGGTGATAATGTTCCTGGAGTAAAAGGTCTAGGTTCTAAAACAATGCTAAAGCATTTTCCAGACTTAGCTAAAGATGAGCTTATAACACTAGATGATATATTACAAAGATGCGAAGGTAAACAGAAGATACTCGAGTCTATCAAGAACTTTGAGTTTCAACTACGCATTAATCAAAGGTTGATGGACTTAAAGAATCCTAATATACCAGAAGAAGCACTAGAAGAAATAAATAATGTGTTACTCAATCCTTTTAAGGTATATGATTCACAGAAATTTCTTACATTGTATCATGAAGATGAGTTAGGTAACTCAATTCAGAATGTACAATCATGGTTATTCAATCACTTTCACAATTTACAAAAGTATAAATAGTTATGTCGAATTTAAATCAGTTACAGCAGTACGGAATCGGTTTTCAAATCAAGGTATTATCAAGCCTATTAAAGCACAAAGAGTTTCTACAAAACATTAATGACATCTTAGATACAGAGATGTTTGACAACCCAGCTCACAAATGGATCGTAGGTGAGATCTTACGTTACTACTACAAGTATCACACCACGCAATCTATTGATGCACTACAAGTTGAAGTAAGAAAGATTGAAAATGACGTGTTGAAGGTATCTGTAGTTGAGCAGTTGAAAGAAGCATTGAAAGCATCTAACGAAGATCGTGAATATGTAGAGCAAGAGTTTAGTAGCTTCTGTAAGAATCAACAGATCAAGAAAGCTATCTTGAATTCAGTTGGCCTGTTAGAGAAAGGTCAATACGACGACATCAAGTATATGATGGACTCTGCATTAAAAGCAGGGCAGGATAAATCAATAGGCCACGAATACGAAAAAGATATTGAGACCAGATACCGTGAAGAAGAAAGAGCTGCTATTCCTACAGCATGGCCACATGTAAATGAACTACTAATGGGAGGTCTTGGTTCAGGTGACCTTGGTATTATCTTCGGAAATCCTGGCGGTGGTAAATCATGGATGCTAGTTAATATGGGAGGTATGGCCGTACAACGTGGCTACACAGTGTGCCATTACACATTAGAGCTCTCTGAATACTACGTTGGTAAAAGGTATGACTCTCTGTTCACAGGGATCGATGTACAAAATGTACATAAGCACAGAGGTAATATTGAAGAGGCTGTATCAAAGGTGAAAGGTAAGTTGATCATCAAAGAGTTCCCGATGGGGAAAGCTACAACTCACACTATCGAATCACACATTCAGAAGTGTCGTGATCTTGGCTATCCACCTGATCTAGTTATCATAGACTACGTTGATCTGTTAAAGAGCAAAACCAAGTCAATTGATCCTAAAGATGCGATTGATGATGTATATACTGCTACAAAAGGTATGGCAAGAGAGTTGAAAGTGCCAATCTGGACAGTATCACAGGTTAACCGTGCTGGTGCAAAAGATGATGTAATTGAAGGTGACAAGGCTGCAGGATCTTACAATAAGATGATGATTGCTGACTTTGCTATGTCACTCTCTAGAAAACGTCAAGACAAGGTGAATGGGACTGGTCGTGTTCATATTATGAAGAATCGTTATGGCATGGACGGTATGACCTACGCTGCCAAGATCAGCACCAACAATGGCTCTATTGAGATCAACCCAGACAGCCTAGACGATGACGAACTGAACATAGAAACATCAGCTCCAATATCTGGCTCAAACAAAGGGTATAGTTCTAGCCTGGACCGTGATGAGAAGGCATATTTGGCATCGAAATTCTTTGAGCTGAATATCTAACTTATCCCAAACTAGGATATTTATTACTGAAAAACAGACTCCTATGAATTTTTTGATTGACCTACTTAAGAAAGCCACAATGGGTGATAACTTCAGGATCAAATCTACTCCTGTAAAGTACAATGATAAGATCGCTCAGTTGAATACAACTTCAAACAACCAGTTTGACAGGCTGACTACTTCACGTATCAATCAGATTCAGAAGACTGGAAATTCAGTTTTGACTCAGACTAGTTCTAAAGGAACTATCCTACCAGGTTCTTAATTGAACCAATTACCTAAATAGACTGGAGAAACAGGTTATGGTATAGACTAGAAGGCTAACCGGCCTATCAGAGGCCACTTTATTATATAAACTATTTTATAAAACTAAAACAAAATGGAATTAAAGGACGTACAAATCCCTTGGGGCGAAATTGGCTACATTACATTTAAGAGAACTTATGCAAGAAGATTAAAAGAGGACGATCCTAATTCCAAAACAGAAGAGTTCTGGCAAGTTATTCAGCGTGAGATCGAAGCTTCTGAGAAGCAACTTAAAGTTGGCTTTACTGAAGAAGAGAAAAAAAGATACGCTGAGCTTCGTATGAAGTTAAAGTTTTCTACTGCTGGCCGTTTTATGTGGCAGCTAGGTAGTAAAACTGTAGATCGTTTAGGTCTACCGTCACTACAAAACTGTGCATTCGTTACAGTTAACAATCCTATTAGACCTTTCACTTGGGCATTTGAAATGTTGATGCTTGGTTCAGGTGTTGGTTATAACATTCAACGTCACAACGTTTATCAACTACCTAAGGTAAAAGGAAAGGTTAAGATTGAACGTAAAGATGTTAAAGACGCAGACTATATTGTTCCAGATACACGTGAAGGTTGGGTTAAGTTGTTAGGTAAAGTATTGAAAGCTCACTTCTATTCTGGAGAAGGCTTTACGTATTCTACAATGATGATCAGATCGAAAGGTGCTGCTATCAAAGGATTCGGTGGTACAGCATCTGGCCCAGAAGATCTTTGTTGGGGTATTGCTGAGATCAACAAGATATTGAATAGCAGATCTAACAAGAAGCTTAGACCAATCGATTGTCTAGACATCATGAACATTATCGGTATGGTTGTAGTTGCAGGAAATGTTCGTAGGTCCGCACAAATCTCTATTGGTGATTATGATGACATCGAGTATTTGAAAGCTAAGCGTTGGGACCTTGGTTCTATTCCTAACTGGAGAGCGATGAGTAACAACTCTATTGTAGCTCCTGAAAACACAGACGACCTACTTCCAGAGTTCTGGGAAACATACAATCAAGGTGAACCTTACGGACTCATCAACATTGAACTATCTAAAACAGTTGGACGCACTGGTGAAACACAATATCCTGATCCAGATGTAGAAGGTTTTAATCCTTGTGCAGAGCAATCACTAGCTAACTTTGAAACATGTTGCTTAGCAGAGGTTTATCTACCTAACATTGAATCATACGATGAACTATTAGAAGCAATCACATTTGCTTACCGTATGAACAAGCACTCTCTAGCACTACACTGTTCATTAAAAGAGACAGAGAACATTGTACACAAGCACATGAGAATGGGTATTGGTATGACTGGTATTCTACAAGCAACTGAAGAGCAGAGAAGCTGGTTGAAAGAAGCTTATGTTTGGCTTCGTGAGTATGACAAAGACTATTCGGCTAAACACAAATTCCCAACTAGTATTAAGCTAACTACTGTTAAACCTTCTGGTACACTTAGCTTGTTAGCAGGTGTAACACCAGGTGTGCATCCAAA